TCTGCGACTAGCCGGCGTACCTGGTGCTCACTGATCTGCATCATCCACCTTCATGTAATCCTGTTCGTGGCCAAAGCCCACATCCGGTACCACACTCGCCTGCAGGTCGCCCGTGTAGGGCACACCGTTATCAAACAGGGTGGTGTGGTGCAGGTCATGGGGGCCGCTGCGGCACTCAAGCACAACCCACCCTTCTGGCGCTTCCACCTGGTGGCTGGTGCTCACGTTGATAATCTGCAGCGCCGCGCCGCTGTTGCCTTCCGTAAACTGGCGGATCTCGTCTTCCATCTGCAGTTCGGCCTGCTCGACTTCCAGCCCATTGGCATCAGCACCGCAATAGATACGGCCGATGATCATCAGCTGCAGGTAGCCACCGTATGGGTCATCCAGATCCGTGCCCTTACTGCCTTGGTAAATCAGCGTGAAAATGCCAGGCTTCAGGTCGTCCTTGCTGTAGCGTTCACGGGCTTTCCACGCCCGGGTAAAAATGCGATCGGGCAGTTCTATTCGCAGGTAGTCAACGTAGTCCTGCAGTACCTGATCAATCGGCGTTAGATCCATCACATCAGCCCCGCTTTCTGGAGTGCTTTAAACGCGCTGCCCATCAGCAGTTCCTGCACCCGGTCGGTCATCTGTTCGGCGGTATCGTCCAGGAAGGTGTTTTCCGGCGTACCCCGGCGCTCAATCTTTCTTGCAATCAGCCCGGCCAGCACTTCCAGCGGCATACCCGGCACCCGTGGCTGAATCCCCTTTACCTTGATCCAGTCGAGAATGCTTTGCTCTGGCGGCCGTGGTTGCCGGCTGATCGGATTAATCACATCTTCCGCATAGGCAACGGTCGGCCCCACAATCCGTTCCAGGGAACCCGTACGGGCTGAACGGATGCTGTTTGTCAGGGTGCTGTGGGCCTTTGGCGCATTGCGTCGTTGCTGCCGTGCCACTTTCTGAGCCGCACGGCTGGTACCGCGGCCAAGTTCGCGCATCACTTCCGCTGGCGCACCCTTCAGGGCGTCCAGTACGGCTTGATCATCAAAGCGAATGCGGATTTCAGGCAGCACGCAGCATCTCCTTAAACTGTTTCGTATAAAGCTCACACAGCGCGGCCGGTGTGCCGTTGCGCGGCGTTGAGCCCACTACGTCGCGGGTGGAAACAGCACGGTCAACATGCTGGTTAGCCAACCAACGCATCGCTTCGGCCTGGGCACGCACCAGGAGGATATCGATATCACTGCCACGCACCGGCACCCAGCCCTCAGTCACGGCCCGTTCTGCGTAGTAGGTGAAACGAAAACGGTTGCCCAGGTTGGCAATCTGGTTGCCGGTTGGCGCTGTTGATAGCTGCAGCTGCAGGGGTTCGCCATCCAGCACCAACAGCCGTGGCAGCTGGCGCGGGTAGGCAGGATCCCAAAACGGCAGTTTTCGCTGCATACTCCCCCAGGAATGGGTTTTGACATCGATCAGATCCGCCGGCGCATCGTAGACATCCACACCCGGCTGTAGGGTGATCTCAGCCTGCAGGGTCAGCGGTTTACGACGGGAAAAATCACGCAGGGCTGCGGTGATAATCGTATCCAGTTTGCCTTCAAAGCGTTCGGCCGAATCCATCAGCGCTGTCTGTAACTCGGTGACTAAATCAGACATCTGCATATCAGCCACCAAATACCATTCGGCCAATGCCGGCAGCACCTACCAGCAAGGTTGCGATGAACCAGATCAGCCGCTCATTGCTGGCCATCTTTACCTGACCGCCGGCACCGGCAATTTCCAGGTTGCGCACGCGGTCGGACAGCTTGCTGTAGATCTCGAACAGCTTGTCAGTCGATTTTTCGTGCTCCTGCTGTTTGGTCTGAATCCCAACCACCTGGGTTAACAGGTCGGTCTGCTTATCCATGTACAGCACCATATCGCCGCGATGGGTTTCAAAACCTTGCTGAAGCTGTTCCAAATCTTTCTTTAAAACTTTCAGATCGCCGTCCATCACCGCCCCCCCTGCTTGATCTGGGTACGATCGGTAAACCACCAGGCACCGGCCGCGGCCGCCATGCCTAACACGCCTTGGATAATTTCAGCCTTCATCGCCTCCGGCGCATCCTGGTAAACGTGATACACCAGGAAGAACAACAGGGAAGTCAAAACGGGGCGGAAGATTTTGCGGATAAACTCAGCCAGTATCAGCAACCAGTGGCCGCCGTGATCGATCGCAGCGGTATCCTGTGCGATCGTTGCCTGGAAACGTTCAACATCGGCGCCCAACTGCTGGCCTTCCAACTCCAGGGCGTCACGCTGCAGCGCCAGATCAGCCTCGGCTTTCATGTAGCTGATATCGGCTTCGCGCAGTTCCAGCTCCTGGCGGTGCATCAGTTCCAGCTGTTCGCGTTCGCGCTTCAGCTCGGCCTTACGTTTGAAGTAGCCGAAAACGCCTGTGGTCAGCGAGCCAAGCAGCCCCAGCACACCACCACCGGCAGCGCTGCTTGCCAAGTTAATCAGTTCCATGGTTCACCACCAGAAGGTCAAAATCCTGTTTGTTCATGCGTCGAAAGAACGCCCGCACTGCAGGCTTACTGGCCAACACTGCGCGCTGTCCCTTTAAACGCCCTTTACGACGGCCCAGCAAAATGCAGCCGTTGCTGTTCGTGATAAATCCCTTGCGCCGATCACCTGCCCAGTTGCCCGGGTGAATCAGGATCCAGCTGCGCCCCTCAACACCTTTCACCAGGTAAACCCAGCCGTAGCGTGGGGAGCGGTGCCAGACGCAGCGGTAACGGCCGGCAGGAATGCAGGAAATGTTGGGCTGGTTGTCCCGGTTGGGCAGTTCAATGCTGTAGCAGAACTGTTGGCCCCCAACGTACAGCGTGCCCGTGGTCCCCTGATCGGTGGACGGGTCACGCAGCAGAACAACCAGCGGTACCATTACTGCGCCGCCTTCGCGTCTTTGCGATCGCTCAGCGCAGCCTGTACCAGGGGCAGCTTGCCCTCATCATCACCGACCTGCAGCAGCTCTAAATCCAGATCCTCATCGGACAGGCTCTGCAGGTGCTTGCTGTACTCTGCCGGCACAAAGTCGCGCTCAGCCATTCGCGTGGCCAGCTCTTCCTTCAACAGCTTGAACAGGCCATCACGGGCATTGCGACCTTCGGCCGTTTTTTCCATGGCTTCCAGCTGAGCCAGTTCGTCATCGGTGAATGCTTCAAGACTGGCGCCGATCACCTTCAGGTTCTGATCCAGGAAGGCGCGGAAAAGCTCAGTCTGTACCTGGTCTGCTGCGGTGTTCGGATCCACAAAGAAGTTTGCCGACAGTCGGGCATAACCACCCACAGGCACCTCGGTATCACCGAAATAGCGCGCACTGTCGCCAAGGTTGAAATACAGCACTTCCAGAGTGCCGTTTACGGCTGGGGTGGCCGGCACGAAACGGGCATCAACTTCCCGCGTTTCACCGGGTTTAACCACTCGGCCGCAGATGCTGACGGGCTCTTTGCCGTTGTTGGTATAGGGAACAGTTTTCATCGGGTCACCTGAACTCGGTTAAAAGGTGCTGTCCCGCTGGAAACAGCAGGACAGCCAAGGGCTTAGCGCTGACTCGCTGAGTAGAACAGCACGGAGGTATAGCGGTTACGGATCGGTTTCGGGCAATGAATCGCGTTGTATTCCTCGCCGTAGGCTTCCTTACCGGCGATGATCTGGCCGTTTTCGTCACGGGCTTCCATCATCTCGGACAGGGAGAAAGCTTTGGCAATGGTGTAGGTGAGCGCGCCACGCTGGCCCATCAGGATACGTTCATCACCCAGATGGATACCCGGCGCATTGGTCGCCCAGCTTGGCAGGCTCTTAACATCGTCCAGATCCCCAGTGGCGGTGACATCAGATCCCCGTCGTTTCATGCTGGCGACAAACTGTTCAGCGTTACTACAGGTGTCGTTCAGAGTGTTGGACATCAGCAGGAAGTCCGGCGCCAGGAAGCGGTCATCCTTCATCAGCGCCTTACGGCGGCCGACTGCCTCCAAAATTGTGTTCAGGTGTTTATCTGCAGCCACGCCGTTCGGTACATCGCTATCGACCTTGGCGATATTGGTTGCATAGCTGTAGTCGATGGTTGCCGTGGTTGCATTCACCGTCTGTGGTACACCGTCCTCATCAACCAGAGCCAGATAACCCAGGTTGTAGTTGGTAATCAGGTAGTAGGTGCCAGCCTCCTGCTTGCCAGTGCCGTCATACGGCTTGATGGTTGTACCATTGACTACCAGGGTAATCGGGTTTTCGGCCAAATCGATCGGACGGCCCTGCAGATCAAACTGCTGGAATGGGCGCACAATCGGGAACTGAGCGGTTTTGAACTGAATGGTGATGCCATCCAGTTGAGCGGCGATATCTTCACCACTCACATCGGCAGCCAGGTAGCTGTCGGAAAGGCGCTGCATTTCGTTGGCCAGCCGGCGACAAACGATTTCACGGATGGTACGCGCTGCGGTGCTGATATTACGGGCCCAGGCGTCCCAGTTTATTTGGGATACCTTGCTAAAATGCATCAGTTCATTGGACACCATGAAGGCAATCTTCATCGGCAGCACGTAGGCCAGATCCATCTTCTGGCGATTTTTCACCCGAGGAACAGCCCCGAACTCGTACACGATGCCGTCACCCTGCACAGAGGAAATATCGCGTTCCTCATACGGAATGCTGGTTGTGGCTTGAGCGGAAAAGTCAGTCAGCGTTTGCACCAGTTCCAGTACACGCAGATCAGACAATGCTTCTCGGATAACTTCACGCTGTACACCAACCGGGAGATTGGTATCGGAGATTGTGCCGGCACCGGTGGTACCGTTCAGGGTCAGCACCGCTTGATTGATTTCACGGGCGTGCATACGGTCGAACTCGGCCA